GGAGGTTTATGATTTTCTTAAACCTTTGTTCTATTCGCTTGTTGACGTACTCACATCTTTCACGGAATGTTTCAAAATACTTGCTGCTAAGAACGCAATTGCAGTCCTTGCATGAGTAGGTCCTTATACCTTTAGAGTTAAGCGTGCCGTTTCTTACGATGCTGTCATCAAAATAGGATACCGCTATGACATGGTCTATTGAATTGGCCGTATCGCCACAATAAGTACAGATTCCTCTCTGTCCAAACAGATAATCTGGTATGAGATGCCTAATTTTAGGGGTATCCGCGTTCATTTTTAACATAAAAACCTCGCCACGGGGCTATAAACGCCAAATTAGGCCATCTAGGCGCGTCTTTGGAGCCGTACTCGTCACCAGTTCTTACAGCTCCACGCACGCGCCGTTAGCTTGTTGGGAGGGTTGCTGTCGCACTTATGCCTAGCCCTGAAGCTACGCCTGCGGGCTGGATTGCTCTTTTTGATGGTCATCTTGGGATCTCCGTAGCGGATAACCTTGCTTTGCCCATTCTGGCAGGCGCGTACTACGAACTTCTTGCGCTCTCCTGGTGTACGCCTTGGGCTGTTACATGGTAAGTCTTGTGTATTCATCGGTCATCTACCTCATCAGTGTCAAAATCATCGGGAATCGAGTCCTGAAGCGACTGGAGCGCCTTCTGGTGGCTCTCAAAGAAGCCTGACAGCCTCTTGACCTGCTCAGTCAGCCCATTCCACTGCGCCTCAAACACCTCATAGGAGCAATTTGCATTCATATCGTCTACAAGTTGACCCAATAGCCTCAGCACGCCGTGTAACTGGGCATTCTCTCGCTGAAGCAGGCCAATAAACCTATGGCTTGCCTTCAGTTGCTCCCGATCAGACTGCAAAACCGCCTTTCTTAGCCTTCATGAGCCTCCAAGTGCGGGGGCTGATGGTGCTTTTAGATTTAGGACGGCTAGTGCCAGCCTTGCGGCGAGCGTTAATGTTGGCGTATAAACCTGGCTTGGCTTTGTTCATTTCACGATTGTACCACACCCCCCACCTGATAACCAACTTCGTTCTTGGCAGGTGCGAGCGTGTGCGAGCCAGCCCAGCCCAGCCCTGCCAGCCTTGTTTGTTCATTTAGGAGAACGCTACGGAAAAAGCGTAGCGTAGTAGGGACAGGACGGACTAAGGAGTCCTGTTCCTACTTTTCCTTCGCGAATTATTTTATATACTATATAAGGGTTTGACTGCTCAAGAGATGATAGTGTTTTGAAAGTGGATTAGAAAGTGGTCTGATTGGCAATATACAAGCCGCTGTCAGACAATATCTTGTTGGCTTTATGGAGGCGTTTTAGATACCTATAAAAGGTGCTTTCCGATACTTCCAACTTTTCAATGATATGACGACATAAATCACCCGCCTGCCACTGCTTGCTACCCATCTCAGTTAAGAACCTTTTATCGTCAACAGCCTTGTGCGCGCCTGGCTTCTTTAGCTTATCTGGATTGAGCGCAAAGTTGGCTTGGAACAGCGGGTAATGCCACTGAACGACAAAGCTATCTACTGGCGGGAAGTTGCGCAGTGTGATGTCACAAGTGTAAGTCTTCTCATCCTCCTCGTGGGCAGTCAGAACGACCAGCGTATCTGGATTACGGGCGAACACGCCCGAACCACTGAAGCGGTCAATCGACTCTGCGCCACTCTTATTTCCCTTGCTGAAGTGATGTGACAGAATGATCGACAAGTTGTGGCGTGTCGCTAGGTACTCAAACTCGTTCATCAGTGATGACATATCACCCGCGCTGTTCTCATCCCTCTCACCCATCAGCATATAGTTCGGGTCGAGGATGATCGCTTGGTATCCCTTACCTTCAATCTGCTTCTCGATCATAGGACGGATTAGAGTCAAGTCAGCAGCGTGGCCTCTCAACGTCCACACATCAAAGTCATCGGACTTGTCTTCTAGCCCCTTGGCTTTGATTACATCGGCTAAACGATTGCGGAAACTCCATTCTTGAATCTCAAAGTTAATAAATAACACCCGCGACATCTTGCACTGCTGCCCCCACCAAGGCACGCCAGCGTGTAACGAAAGGGCTAGGTCGATTAGTGACCAACTCTTAAACGCCTTGCTACCTCCACCCAGCAACATCTTTCCGCCCCTGTGCAGCATTCCCTCAATTAACGTCTCTGGTGCTGGTAAGTCTTCCTTAACAAGTTGTGCATAAGATTTGATTGGCGGCCACTCGTCCGTCTTCGGTTTGATACCAAGTGCTACGGCTGGCTCTATCATTTTCCTCCTTTGCAAAACCAAAGTAAGCTTTGCATCTTGTCGTTTCTTTTTGCCCCAGGAATCCTAACGGGTTGACTGGGTTTGAATGTTGCAGGGTCGCACCCCAACGGGATAAGAAAAGCCTTTAACTGATCCACCCACTCATTCTTTGGTGGCATCTCAAACCAACCATGCAAGCTCTTTCCGCCAGTATCAACTACAGCGTGTAGTTTCATGCTGAATAAATCACGCATCAATTGGAACACCGCGCCCATCTCTGGCTTAGTCAACACATCGGACTCGACAACCAAGAACACCCTATGCTCAACGGTGTCATTTGATCTACTAACCGTATCCAGCTTGTAAGTCGCGCCAGTTGTGTACTGCCCGATTGGCTCGTCTAACTTCTTCCAATCCCAAGCTGACCTAAAGTTCTGCGGGTGTCTTCCACTGTCCTTGACATCACCGATCCAGATATTGTCAGCGACATTAAACATCGAGAGGAATAACTGATAGTCCTGCGCTGGATCGCCTAGCTTTACTGGACTCTCCTCGTACATATCCGCTGGGTCCCAATTGTAGTGAGTTAGATAGCGTTGCTTGTTTGATTCAGCAATCGTCTTGATCCTATCCAACACCTCGGCGTGCGGATCTTTCTTGATGATTAACTTGGGCGTGGCAGTACCACCCGACATGATGTTGGTGGGTTTGTACAGCGGGTCGGTGGAAATAGCTCGGCGCAACTTGCGGTTAGCCTCATCACGGTACGGCGTGCAGGAGGTATGCCAACAGAAGATCGTAGGCGCGCCATCTACGAACACCGTTGTGTCTCTAATGCGAGTGTGGCTGGTATGAGCAGCCTCACCAGGACACTTGCACAGCCCGTGATTGTCTGACTGCCAATCCACTTGGCCTACGATCTCTTCAGCTTGCCGTTGTGCGGGGGTCATAAAATTCAAACTGGCTCTGATTCAAGAGGAGAACACACACTGAGGAACTGCCCGCCGCAGGATCTCCCTGCGTACCACAACGCCAGTTAGTTATTTGCTTTCTAGCTCCATCGCCTTCTTGCTGGCCTCGACAATATCCTGCGCTGTAATATTGCGCAGAGCATTACACCAGTATTGCGTCTTCGGAGTGCGGTTACTCGCATCCTTACACTTGGCCTGTGGCAACCCAGCGTGCGGTCGGCATGGTGCGTGTGGGCAAGTATCGGGTTTGAACACCGACACGTTCTTAGGATAATAAGTCATGCGGTCAGCGGGATCGTAGCTTCCCCACAACGACACACACGGCGTGTCTAACCCAGCAGCCATGTGGTTGACAGAGCTATCGGGCGCAACAACAAAGTCAGCACCGCTTATAATCGGGAACAGCGAGCGCACAGCCTTGGTGCAGTTAAATAAGTCGATCACCCTTGGATGATCCACCTTGAAGTTGTTTGAGTTGTCCAATCCGAGGACAATTGCGGAATGGTTAGGATAGGCCTCTAGCAACGCCAACACCGCCTCCTGCCCCATGGTTGGCGGATAGGTGCGGGTAGGACCGCTGGACGAAACATGGTAGGCAAAGAACGGACTAGGCAACGGCCACTTGCCCATCGCCTTTAGCTCTTCGTGGTCTGGTTCGATGAGATGCAGCACTGGCTTGCAATACTTCGCCATCTTCTTCTCGTCCCATACACCCATCCACTCATAGATCCTCTGGTAGCAGTTGCCACCTCCAGTGCCTAGCTTGGTGTTCCCCACCTGACCGCTGAACAAATCATCCGTTGGCAAGTGAGCATCAAATGACCTCCATGCCTCCAGCGATGCAGGCAATGGCCACAACTTTGCACCCAGCCCAGCGTAGAGAGGCAGGTTGCGAGCAGGAGCGTAAACCTCGACAACCCCACCTGACTCCTGTACTAAGTAGTTGACGAAAGCAGTAGCGATGATCGCGTCACCGATTGCCCCAGCGCGGTAGACGGCTGTAGCCCCACCAGCAGCGCGCCCCTTGTAGTACGGCTTGATCTCGTGCGGGCAAGGGATTGCGTCATCCCAAGGTGGTCCAGTTAGTTCATCGGGCAACATGTAAGTGGTGCGCGGGTAGAGCATATTGTCATCGACTTTGTGGATTGAGTTTGAGTTATTTGTCCAGAGTTTCATTTGGCCTGCCTTTCTATTTTGTTTTTTCTACTGCGTCAATCCTTTTACCTATCCAAGCCATGCACGGCACAGCCATAGAGTTACCAAGAGCTTTGTATCGTGGACCATCTGGGCATTGATCGGCTGGCTTGTTACGCCAAGGGATAAGCGTGTGGTCATCGTTAAAGCCTTGAAGTCGTTCGCATTCTCTTGGCGAAAGCCTGCGTACTGCCATCCGATCCGCTGGATTGATGACTCCACCAGTATGGCAAATATCCGAAGCAGTAGAGCGAATAGGTACGGCCTTTTCTTGTAGTGCGTGATTGTAGGTATCGACTGCAACTGCCCCAACCAAATGAGCATCCTCATTATAAGGCGCCCAACCAGCTTGACCCTGCATCTTGCTTGTAAGAGTTGGTGACGGATCTCTAAATGGAATCGCCTCCTGCACCAACGGCACATTCCCACCGCCTGTTCCATATCGTGATACGCAACTAGGAGCGACATCGTGCGGGCCAGTTACTCGGCTGTCGTTGGGATGGTTTTCGTAGAGGACAACCTTAACTTCGGTATCGCCCGCTTTTGTATTCGCCTTGAGAGTTGGGCAAACAGATTTCTCGGTCAGCTTTCCTGTTAATCGAAGCTCAGAAGTTTGAAAAGCAATTGCGTGCTTGTCTCCTTTAGTTAGGGTGGGCGCAGGATCACCTGGCTTACCCACTCCAAGTCCATTACCTTTTCCGTCTTGCTTGCCTCCACGCTTACCAGAGAAGCAAGTGGCTTGATCGTGGATTGGGATGGCATTAGCAACAGCCATAATCCTTCCGCTGTAAGCATCTTGTCCGTTAAGTCCTCCACCCATATGTGCGCCATCACTCAAGCAACCACACACCTCTCGTTCAGCAATCGCTTCGTGAACTGCCTTGATCTCCATCAAGGCTTCGTCACTACATCCTCCTCGACTTCCCTTGCATTGGGTGATTGTTGGGCTGACAACGCTTGCCTCTAACACCGCATTAACTTGCTGGGTTACTTCGCTGGATTGTGGGCTTCGGCTTGGGTCGTTACTAGCTGTAAGGCTTGGTGCAACATTGGTGGCAACTCCTTGCCCCGCTTTTCTGCTCGGCGGAGTATCCCTGCGCACGCTTTCGGACTCAAATAAAACCTTTGCGGCAAGGTTCCCTTTTTCCAA